TTGGTATCGATACTTCTGACTGGGAATATCGGGATTATCGATGGATTGAATTTATCGGTGATTTCATGACCTTTTCATTGGCTGTATTATTGTCTTATATGTTATGGCTACAATTCCGCAAGGGAACAGAGCTTATGAATAAAGTACGTTAATAAGGGATAATTACCCCTTATTTATACAAACTGCAAGCTACGGACAAGGCGAAACTTTCATTCAATCCCAGTAGCTCAAATTCTTTATGTTGCTTTTCATAATGCTCCCTATAGTAATAAGCAATAGTTTTGATGATGCGACATTCTTCGGTTGAATATTCGTCCGTATGGTTGCGAAATAATTCATTATGATCTAACTGGTCAAACCATGGTTGAATCTCGTCCCACGGATCTGCGGGAAGATAGTTAAAAACTTGATATTTTTCCCCCTTGTATATATCCACAATTTTTCTAAGCGCCATCGTGGTTTATAATGGGTGAAATGAAGGGTGGAAATTCAATTTTTCGCGGGGCAGAACCGGGCACTAATACGGCGATTTTCGTAAATCAAAATAACGGTGACTCGATTTCATACCTTAACGCAATCGGAGTACTAGGTGGATTGTGCTTTCTTTTTGTATGTTATAATCAGAGATGGTCCTTTCGGACTCCAGTTGTTTACCCGCATATATGAGTCTTTGCTGATCGACCGGGATGCCTTCTTTATCCTGGATTTTAGCCTTTACACTTTCGATAGTATCGCTTGATTCAACTTCGACGGTGATTGTCTTTCCGGTCAGTGTTTTAACGAAAATTTGCATTTTATATATTATAATATTATTTAAATTATTTTATTAATTAATCACCGCATACCCTAAATTTGTATGGCTATACTCTCCATCAAGATCATCAAGTTGAGGGATATCGGCTTCGTCAATTTGACTACGCGATTCTTCCTCTAAAAAATCGAGAAATTTATGCAAGACAAAGATGATTTGATCGGGCATACTTTCAATCTGAAAATCAAATTCCACTTTGGTTTTTAGTTGTTTTCCCCCGTATGGATACTCGGTGGTGTTGGATACAAACGTTTCTTTCACGGGATTTCGATACCAGTGAGTCATGACTAGCAAGAAAATATTTTCAATGTCGATTTTTGACAACGACTGAGTTTTAACTCTTTCTGCGAGTGATTCTTTTATTGTATCAGTCACAATATAATCGGGGGTATATTCACCGATAAATTGATTGTAAAGCGGATGATCAATTTTATAGGTATGTTTTTTTATGGGTTGTGGATGCGGTTTCACAGGAGATCCAACAAGAGTTATCTTTTTTCGCTTTCCGGTAGACATTTTTATTAGCAACAACCCATAAATATGTAATAATATTACATCAATATTATTACTGACTTGGTGTAACCGACGCCAATGCGGATTGTGCGCATTCATGAAATGTGTAATCTCCCGAAATATGAATTTCGTTGGCAGGATATACAGCATTAAGATTTCTGGTTTTATCCCCCTTGATGACATTCATGGTACTTTCCCATGTAAGTTCGGGATACCATTCTTGAAGAGATTTTACGCTATATCCTTTACCATTAATATAAAATTTATTTTGCGACCAAGAATGATCCAACACCAAGGGGTAAGCCCCATGTTTGGCCGAATGAAAACAACTGGAACTAATAAGCTGAAAATAGGTACGCGCAACCGCCAAAAATTCGGCTCTATCACTTAGAGGTTTACCTTCGCCCCCGCCACGCTTGAGAACAATATTAACAGGTCGATGATTGAGTAAATTTTTCTTAACTTGCTGGTCGGTATAAGTCTGCTTGCGAATCAAATTATTTGTTGCTTCGGCGATGCAGGTTAGCAACCAGCAATAATTATTGACGTCAAAATCGTGCCCCATAAAAGTTTCCGGATACACCACTGTGAAGGGATTTTCTACACATTCACCGCGGTAGCCAACTTTATTCATTATTTCATCACAAAATTCAAATCTACCCGCAAAATACTCCTTGACAACGGTGGTTACATATTCATCAAAAGTATAGTCACCTATCTTTAATAAATTACACGCAACCCGTACAATAGCCTGGAATTCATCATTGCTGAATTCACTCCCGACTTGGGCGGCGAGCGCGTCCAGTTCAGTACGGTATTCTTCCAGGAAAACTTTTGTATAGGCTGTTAATTCCATTTTTGTTAAAGGGGTTTCTTTTTAATTTGTTTTGACACGGCCGGCCATATATTAAAAGTATCCAGAATATCATTGCGGGCTTTCGTAAGGCCTTCAATCATTTGCTGAGTGGGTGGATGCGCGGTGGTTTTTTGGATTGTTTCTTTCGCTTTATCATAGTTTTCGATATTGATGCAAGTCACACTATGAGGCGGTAATACCCCCTTAATATTGGGCGCGCCATAATATAAAGGATACGACCATCCCAATATAGCATCGGTAAGTTTTTCGGTAAAATAATTATGATGTTGTGAATTTTCAATAACAATTACATACTGATATTCGCTTAAAATATCGAGTTTATTTTTGTAGGGTGAATTGATTTTTTGCCCCCGGTAACCGTTTCCAAATGCACCCTTGTAATTTGGTAATGAGGGTGTTTCTTCATCCCAGCCAAACCCATATAAATCGCACCACGGAAGTTCACGCGCCAGCCGTAATACAAATTTATAGCGCGCAATATGGGATGGTGTTAATTTGATATTACTGCATATAATACACAACCGGCGCGGGTGTGGTGTATATGGTAATAATTTGAGTTCATCATAATTAATTTTGGGAGATAGAAAGCCTAGAAAATGACATACAAATGGATGCGTTTCCAAATAACACTTTATACTGCCAAGTGGGAAATTTTTAACCGCTCTTATAACTGGTGGCTCTAATGGAAAACAAATCACTGTTTTGTTTTTTAATAACTGTCTGTTAAATTTAGGCGGTAATCCCTCTAAAACAACGACGATTTGAGCATTTTTGACCTCCCCAACACCCTTCAAATTCCCCCACACGCCAGAATTTCCGGGTGTTAATTTTTGAAACTGATCCAAGAGTGCTTTCGGGGACATACCTATACACCCAATAAATGCTACGGTGCGCGTATTCATTTAACAAAGTGTGCGAAGTTTAAACCGTATTTTTAGGATGTGAAACTTGTACGCGGCCATCCTAATTTTTGTTCGATCTTATAATAAGTTTCTATATGATCTTTCAGGCGTTTTGGGGTTGTAATACTGTGAAAATCGCGTAAATTACACTTGTATCCATTACGGCGAAGAAGCATGCAAATTGTGAGTTGGGCGTTAATCATATTTTTTCGATTTTCTTTGACTTCATGGAAAATATTACTAATGGCGTCAATATCCTTTAATACTTTGTCTTCGATGAGTGATAGATCAGGTAGAGGCAACCCAGTCAGCTCGTGGTGTATTTTATGAACATTATTATAGTATTTACTGTATCCGAATACCCGCAAAAAATTAATAATATTACCCGTACTAATATTTTCCAACTTTAAACCCATACCTGTAATATGGTTGTGTAATTTTTCATATAGTTCCTTGGGAATGACGGTTTTTTCTTTGCCTTGATAATTATCCAAACAGTTACGAAGATGTTGCCTCATATCATACTGATAATTACTTGCGATATTCACACGATCAATATCCTTGTAAGTAGTAAAACTTTCTAATTCGTTGGATTTTAGACCACAATTATTGCAAATCATTTCATCATTAATATGGCGCATCTTTTTACCGCAAGCATCGCATACAGTATCCTTGGTCGAATAATCATTTTGTTTAATGCGTTTTATAACAAAAGGGGAAATATCAATATATTGTTCGGCTATAGCTAAATACCGGTTAATGATATCTTGTTTATAAGCATTATCATCTTTTCTTTCAGTACGCTGATTGGATGTAAAATCAACAATAATGGGTTCATTTTTAAATTTTTTATAGCATTCAATATCCCAGAAACTAGAGGAGTGATATGAATATTCATTTACATCCAGTGTTTTAGCAGTATTTCGCAGTACATCGAGTTGGGACTCTATTTCATTTATTTCGATAATATCTTGCTGGGTTTCGATCTGGCTTTCAAGTCGATGAATCTTTTCCTGGGTAGCCTTCAGCTCATCGCGCTCTTTTTGAAATTTTGCTAATATAGCCTGGTGTATTATTAATATATTAACCATTTTTTGAGAGTTTAATACCTTTAACATATTTAAGACATATTTACATCAAAAAATGGATCCACACGAAAAACTCTTACCATATTATGATTATTTACTCGACAACGCTGACCTTAAATTTCAGGGTATGCTATTAAACCCTCAGCATGAGTATGACTCTAAATTATCTATGATAAAAGACCGTCTTGCACCCAAGCTAGACCCAGCACTACCACTCGAACGTCCACAGCTTGCGCGACTTTATTACTGGTTGACGCAAAAGTTTCAGCGCATGCAAAAAAGTCAGCGCGAGGTCATGCCTGATAAGTATAAATCACCGGAATATAAACAATATGAAAAATGGGAGCGCGAGTATGACCCGGCTCGCCATTCGATTTACACGGCTAAAAAGCTTAGCCAGCAAGATGTCGAAGAACGCGGGCTGCAACTCCCCAAATAATTCAATAATAGTTATTAAACTATTATTTTAACCGTAATTGAACACAATCACCAATATTATTCCCTTATTTAGCAAGGGGTCCAAGGGGATCGCAGCTCCCCTTATTCATCCAACAAATCATCGGCACTTTCTTCAGGCTCAGGTTCGGGCTTTTTACGATTAACCTTGAGTTTCTTTGTGGTTGTTTTCTTAGGTGCAGGAGCAGGTTCCGGTTCGGGCTCCGGTACCGGTTCGGGTTCAGGTTCAGGTTCAGGTTCAGATTCGGGCTCACCCTCCCCTTCGCTCTGGCCTTCATCATCCTCTTCACTTTGGGGGTCCTCGGGAGGAGGTGTTACTTGTGCTGGTTCATCCTCGATAACCACATTTACTGAACTAGCCGAGTCAGAACTGGGCTTACTCATAGGCTTTGAAGGGCGTTGAAGCAACTTGGTACCCACACGGGATTGATGCGTGCGGATTTCAGCTTCAGTAAGCTTCAATTGAAGACTCATACTGGTTCCGATATAAATTCCTTCGACAACAATACATCCGGTAACCGTACAATTACGATTCTTAAGGTCAAGCGGATCAATATAATCACCATCAGAAGTCCACATTTCCGTATTGATTGTAAGCTTCTTTTCGACGTCAACCTCGACTTCCTTACCATTCTTCTTTACTTTTTGTTTGAATGTTTGTACGGTTGTTTTTACCTTTTCATTATTTTCAACTGGTTCCCAACCGGTTTCCAACTTAACATATAGCTTGGGTGCCTTGGAAGTATCAACTAGTGGGTCTTCATCACCTTCGACTGGTAAAAAGGTCTTGTAAACAGGATCCTTCAACGAACCCGTAATATTTTGCTTATTAAGAGATGTCTTTCCAGTAGCAGCTCTGTGTTTGAGTGCCTGGGTACAAGCCCATTTATACATATCATCCCAGCAATTGATAAAGGCCCTTTGTTCGGCGGTGCAACCATTAGCATCATGCAATACTAGGCACATGCTATAGCCGGTAAGTTCGTTTTTTTTGTTGGTATTTTCACTTAAACCATAGCTAAAGCACGGCGGCGTAGGGAGAACAATAGGACCTTTCTTTCCATCAGAGTAAATTCGTTCAAATTTCAATCGATATCCACCATGAGCATTGGCTGCTCCGGGCTTTGGACAATTAAATTCATTCTTTTCAATGCATTTCTTTACTTCGGGGATTTCAGTGAGTGCAACTTTGAGTTCGGCCATTTTCGTCTGTGTTGTGTGTGTGTGTTTTGTTTTATTGAATATGATTTTTATTAAATCAATTTTGAGTGCTTTGGATACTCGATTCGGGCGCCGCCGTCGGCGATTATGTATTGATGTATTATATATTTATAGCTGGGGTGGCGTCGTATGCGGCGCAACGCATAAAAATTGAATTTATTTTTTACATTATTTTTTCATGCTAAATGGATGGTGAATTTTATTTCAAAGCTTCTGTTTACGGGCAAGCCAAAGGGAATTACGAAGGATCCAGGTCTCCGTCTCCTTATGGTTGCGGGGAAGATTCATTTTTTATTTGCCGCGACCAAGGTAAAATATACACGGTTGGTATCGCGGATGGAGTTGGTGGTTGGAAAGACTATAATTATAATCCAGCTATTATATCGCGTAAGCTAATGATGCACGCCAATCAAAATTGCAGCCACACCCAACACCCGAGAGAACTTATGGAACTTGCTTATAATAAAATAAAAGAAGACTCTGAAATTAAGGGGGGAGGTACAACGTGTTGTATATTAACTCTTGAACCCTCAGGCACCTTAAAGTCGGCTAATATTGGCGATTCCGGTTACATAATTATAAGGGATCATAGCATTATTGCCAAAAGCGAACTAGGGCGGACGCCAGGCGGTTCACCCCATCAATTATCCATCATTCCTCTTGCACTTCAAGGTGTAGGAATTATAAATACCCCTCTATCAGACTCGGAATTATTGGAGCATCAAATTTGTCCAGGAGATATAATTATATTAGCCACGGACGGATTGTGGGATAATATCCAAAATTTAAATGAATTACTTTTTTTAACCACCAAATATTCCATTGAAAATTTGGCTCATGGCGTGGCTAAACACGCCTTGTCATATTATATTAAACCAGATGATATTACCGTAATTGCCCTGAAGGTTTCCAGGGTATAAAATGTTTTTTGTGTTATATAACACAAAAAACCCACCTAATATATTATAAAATTTAACGCCCGTACTCACCGTAACTTTCTCTATCTACAGACCGAGTGTCTTCCAAGTCAATGGAATGTTGGCGTGGCGAGTATCGCCCACGAGGCGGTGGGGTGCGTTCTCGGCGAGGGGGTGTTCGTTCACGGGGTGGTGGGGTGCGTTCACGACGTGGCGGGGTACGTTCACGACGGGGTGGTGTGTGCTCGCGGGGTGGTGGGGTACGTTCGCGACGTGGTGGGGTGCGTTCACGACGTGGCGGTGTACGTTCACGACGGGGTGGTGTGTGCTCTCGGGGAGGCGGGGTACGTTCACGGCGAGGTGGCATGTACTCTCGCTCGACATGTGGGGGTGTGTGTTCTCTATGTTTGTAACTGCGCTCAGACCGCGGTGGCGTATAGTGTTTTCGTGGTGAAGGTGTAGGCTGGTAGCGGCGCGGCTGATGTTCAGGTGTGTATTCTTTTCGAGGCGTAGGTCGAGGAGGTGAGGAGTCGCGATATTCAGACCGCGGTGTAGGTCGCGGTGTAGGTCTAGGGGGTGGGGATTCACGGTATTTAGACCGTGGTGTAGGTCGAGGTGTAGGTCGAGGGGGTGGTGAATCACGGTATTTAGACCGTGGTGTAGGGTGGGGAGCGCGTCGAGGTGACCCTGATGACGATCTACCACCATCAACACGGCGTGATTCTGATCGAGGAGTAGGTTGAGGCGTAGGTCGGGGAGTAGAACGAGGATGGTCCTCGCGGTGACGGCGAGGGGTAGGTTGAGGCGTAGGCCGGGGAGTAGGTCGAGGTGAATGTTCCATCGAGGGAGTAGTCATGGCTAAGTTTTTATTGTTTGTATTCTTACGGTCAGTTATACTCAATTCAAGAAATTTATTATATTCTTCAATTAATTGTTCTTCGGTAAGTAATAAACTGTTTTGAAAAATAGTAACAAAATGAGGAAGGTGTAAAACATCTTTATGTTCATCAAAGACGCGAGCAAAATTCGCAATAGCTTGAGGGGGATACATCCCCTCCATAAAGGGAACATCGTTCAAAGAAGAATAATGGTGCCACAAAAGGCACAAAATAAGTTGTAATTTATTTCCCGTTGCATGTGTTTTAACAAATTCACGGTCAATATCATGGGATTCTAAAAACTTGTAAAATTTAGGTGTATAAAGCGTTTCACTCATTTTAAGAAATGGTTTGTATTCTTAAATTCTATTATTACACCTACAGGTCCATACATCATCTCACTTGGCCCGATGGCAACCATCGGTTTCTAGGGAGCACCACGTAGAGGTAGAGATATTGCCCCCCATTTCAATAAGAAATATTATCATGAATAAAAAATATTTTAACTGATTTGCGCATAAAAATTATTTTATAGGTCTAAAAAATATTCAAAATACTAAAGATAATGAGCCAAGTTTATTTTAATGAGTTCCGCACAATTTTAGACTCTTATAAGAATGAAATTTGTGGCCGTATTTCAGAGACCTATGGTATCGATAAACATGAGCTTCTTAGTGTATGCGATACTCATACGAGCGATAAACCCGCCCTAAAAACAACTCCAATACGGTCAGGGCAGCCAAAAAAGAAGCAAAATAAATGTATTTATGTATTTATGAAAGGATGTAAAAAAGGCCAAGAATGTGGTGTAGGTGTACCCGCTGGTAGTCGATATTGTGCTAAGCATTCAACCAAAGATCGCAAACCAAAAGATCTGGTCCAAATTGACCCTCAAACTGATAAACACCATCACAGTATATTGGAATGTCTCAATAAAGCAGTGCAAAATCAACCATCTTCCCCTAGGGTATCCGACATAGCGGGTTCTGAATCAGACGATGCCGCGTCAGATGTAGTATCAGAATCATGCCCTGATTCCGCCTCTGATGTATCTGCTGAATATCAAATAACCAAAAATAAGTACGGAAACTATATGGATGAAGAAACCGGATTTGTGTTTTCTGATGACTCTACAGTCTATGGAAAGCAAGAGATGGATACTGGGGCAATTTTAGAACTTGATGAAGAGGAGATTAGTATAGTAGAAAGTTGTGGATGGGATTATATACCTCAGTAAAAATATTTTTTTAGGTAAAAAAAATAACAATAATAAATGAATTGTTCTACATTAGAAGAACAATTAAATAAAGTAGCATTATATACCATAGATTCAAACGGTAACTTGAGGCTGGCAAGCTGTGGTGAACTCTTGAATCATATAAAGGATTGCGAATGCTGTTCAAAAATATATGGTATCGAAGACCGATATTATTATTTTTGGACGGCTCTTTTTATCCTATTTATTGCGGTGATTGTATGGACCTTTGGTAAATAGATATTTATTTTGTATACAAAATAAACATTATGCCTTAATATTAGGCGTCCAAATTAAGAATAATATTTTAAACTCATATCAATATATTTATAACATGGAAACATTCAGTAAACAATATTTATGTTTATAAAAAGTATACCACTCTTCCGCCTTGAAATTTTCTTGATAAAATTTGATTGGTACTTTTAATAATACCCATTTTACCTTAGGATTCCTTTTAATCAATTCAAAGGCCAGTTTGATGGTTTTCGTAGGGTCCTGAAAGACGAGACTATCCAAGTTGAATTTTTTCAAACTACGATAGTCTTGCCCTCCTTCCCACGGGGCATCAATAAATACAAGTTCTGCTGGTACTGTTAGAAAATTGTTAAAACAATCATCTTGCTTATATTTAATGGGTAAATTTTCGTATTGAATATTGTGTTTGAGAAGCTTGTATCTTTCGGGGTCAATCTCGGTTGCATAAACTTGAAAACCGTGATTTGAAAACCCTATAGCGTTACCACCAATACAGGCGCACGCATCGTATATACTTGTCACTTCTGGTAATTGTTCGCGTAATTTTTTAGCTAACATATTTGCTGTATTCAAAGGAGTATATGAATATAAAGCAACATCATCAAATTTCCAACCAGGCTCCATACATGCTTTTTTTATAATAGCTTATATTTTATAAATCAATTTTTCGTATATAAAATTATGTGTGCGAATAAAATTATTAACCCTTAATAGAGCTGATAATTATTCACTCATCAAATCGTCGTCGTCAACCTCGCTTTCACTAGCGGCTAATTTATCACTGTATTCTCCATCCAATGCCTGCTGCACCAAGTCTTCATCGCTCTCTGTGTCTGATTTCGGTTCAACAGAAGTAATGAGCCGGCTTAAAAGTTGTTCATCCTTTTTCTTTTTAATAATCATCTTTTTTGGGTCAGGCGCGGGTGTAGGTTCAGGGGCGGATTTTACAGTCCCAGTTTTCGGTTGGATTTTGGTTGATGCGCCAACCTTTTTTGGTAGTCCAATTTTACTTGATTTCATTGGTTTAGGCGGAGCAGTCGGGGGATATTCGGGCTCTGCCGCGCCCTGGCGGTCAATAAAGCTTCTCACGGCATTTACATCATATTCGGATTCTTCAACCACTGGAGTGGCTTGGACGCGTGGTTTTCGTTTCGGTACATTTTTACCGGGAACTCGGATTTTAGCTTCCTTTGGTTGTCCTTTTTGCGCGGGTTGGGCTCCGGGATAAGTAGGCGATTTATCGGAAACAATGCCCTTGGCTCCTGGTTTATAAGGTTTCAACGGCTTTGAGGAACGACTTAGATACATTTTTAAGATAAATTATTTCTATAGACCCCAGTTAATAATCTATGAGTGAAGCTGGACCCTCTTTAGTAGACATGTAAGGAATACATGCGTTATTACTATATACACCATAATCATACCCCACTTTACAAGAATCAATAGGAGAAAATGTACGAGGAATACCTAACCGGCTATTCGCGCGCAAGGTTTCCTTTTTCGTATATCCTGGATATCCTTGCGGGGAATAGGGGCTACCCTTTAAATAATAAGCTCCCCACCCGTAAGGTCCAGCGGAGGCCGGGGTAGCGCTGCGGGAAGCATGATAATAAGGACATTCGCGTGCGCCAGGGATCGGATAATCACATCCAGACCAACACCCAGTAAAAGTTTCGGGGCATTGATATTGATTTTTTAGTAAACGCATGGGGGGTCCATCAACACGACTAGGGGGTTGCTCGGTGCTACCGGAAAGAAATCCCGGTGGCGCCAAGTACATGGGCCCGTTAAAATCATCGGGAACCCAGGGCCATTTTACGGTCTTGGATTTACGGCGAGTGCCGCTGGCGCAAAGTTTATCATCACTATTAAGCATCATACACGTCAGGGCAATCACAACTATAATAAGGCCTACAGCAACAAGTCCATAAGCTGTATTTTTATTTCCGCGTGCCATTTCTTCAACCAATTATAATTATAATACAAAAATAATTTATGTTTATCGAGCATAAATTATAATTCCAACCACTGTTGAACTTGTTCTTCTGTACACTTAAAGTCTTTTGCATGTATCAAACTATAGTTATCAGGGCGAATATGGACAATAATAATATCTGTGATATTAAAGTGTTTACACATCATTTTATATAGGGATAATTGGATACTATAATGATTGTATTCGCAATCATCAAGTTCGGCAAATTCATGCTTCATTTTTCTACCATAGTCATTTTCACGGCCGATTTTTTTGCTCGTTTTGTAATCAATCAGGGCAATATCTCCGTATCGCGTTTCAACAATTGCGTCAGCCTGGCCGGCCAAGCCGACTTCAGACCATAAAATTTCTTCGAGAGCAAGCGGCTTCCAATAACCAGATTCAAAAAAATCTTTATAAAAATGAAGGGCAACCTGCTCCTCGGGATATTTATTTTGGGGTTCGACTTTAATACCGCTTGCAAGATCCTCCAGCATTTTATGAATAAAAGTACCCTTCGTAGCCGCTGTATTTGCTTTTTGTGCCCATTCCTCTTTGACCTCGGCAGCATCACGGCCGTGCTTGGAGGCATAGCGTTTAGCAATGATGTCAGTCTCGAAGGGGGCTTTAAATTTCTTGAGTAGCGTGGTTGATGAGACGAGTTGTTTACCTGTTTTAAGTTGGATATATCGATGATCGTGTTCACTAAAGGCAATTTGCTTATCTCGTGATAGTTTTACTGACTGATCCATAATAGCAAGACTACACTTTTGTAAGTAAAAAGTGGTCTTAAGTAGTTTTCCATCGAAAAATGCATGTCGGAAGCGGTTCAACATTTTGTTTTAAACAAAAACAAATAAAACCCAATTCAATTTTGAATGCTCGAAAAAAAACAGCTACTGGTCCAAATGAATTATATGTAGCCTTGTTTGGTGGCCTCGGTAATACTTTATTCCAGATAGCCGCCGGGTATGCACTTGCAAAAAAACACGATTATGCATTATATTTTCTAAAACCTACAAACAACCCTCATCAAAGCTGTAATTATGATTGTTTTTACGGAGGGCTAGTATATAAAACACCCCCACGAGCCGCAGTCAAAATAAAAGAAACAAAAACTCAGCAATATGATGAACTCTGCCTACCACCTGGTCCCGTCATTTTGGAAGGATATTGGCAATGTCCTAAATATTTCAATAATTATCAGGCTGATATCACCCGTAAATTTTACGGTAGTGACAAGCCTAAAACAACCCCCAACACAATTGGTATACATGTCAGGCGGGGAGACTATTTAAAGTATTCTCATATTCACCCGGTAATGAATATGAAATATTATAAACGCGCGTTGGAGGCACTCGGAGTTACAGGAAACTTTATTATTTTCTCTGATGATTTAGACTGGTGTCGGTCTCATTTTAAATTTTTAGAGTCACCTACATTCTTTGAGGGAAACGAGGTTGAATGTCTGTTTAAAATGGCGGGGTGTGAATATTTGATTATCGCCAATTCATCGTTTAGTTGGTGGGGAGCTTATTTATCTAACGCTAAAAAAATTATCGCCCCCCGAGAATGGATTAACGGAGTTACCAGCGATATTTATTGCCCCGACTGGTCCATTATATCGGGATTGTAAACCCATCCATGAAGTTCTGCAATCATCTTGTCATGTTTGTTTAGGGGGTGAATATTACCATCACTGTCTGCTTTACCATAAACCGTATTTTCATCATGAAATAAAAACCCACTTTTCGGTTCCTTGTAGCGCCCTCTTTCATCGCGTTTAATGACAAGTTCTTCTTCGACAATTTCAAGTTCTTCTTTGGGCTGCGGGTTGTTGGTATTTACCCGTTTACGAACTGTTTTACTTCCATTTCGGGCTGTTTTTTTATGCTTGGAGCAAAAAATATCGTCACCCGACAGATAGGCAGTACATTGCTGACCTTTTTTCTCACCCCGAGTTATTATATATTGGCAATAATGTTTACCTATGTTCTGGTCTGGATTTAACATGTTGCATAAAATCTTTGCCGAATCCTCGCCAATGGATTCGATGATATTTTTAGAAGCAAGCTGTGCCCATTTATCGCTTATATTCATTTAATAGTTTAATTCACTCTAAATGAGTCAATTCAATTTCCAACGATAATGGTTTAAAGACTTGAGCCCAGACTTTTCACATAATAAATACCCATCGCCGTGGCGTCTACAACATCATATTTCAACTTGCATTTTTTACCATGTTCATCGGTTATTTCATCAGGGAATGTAAGGTTATATTTTGCAGCCAGAGCTACACGAATCATTTCTTTCTTTGATTTTTCTTTTCCCCATTTTTTAACCTCATCTTTAGTGGGCCTCGCGCGTCCAGCGATAAATCGTTTCCAATCAATAGGATTGACTATCGTATAATTTAGACCCAAAAGACGAATCACAATATGAAGAGCCGCGCGATAGGCTGGATTTAGGTTGGCACCTTGACGAAATTTTCGCGAAAAAAAGTAATCTTCCACTACTATATGCTGGGGTTTGAACTTTTCCATTAGTAATTTGGCCTTTCCCATCATTTCAATAAGCTGGTCGCCCACATATTCACACGATTTAATTTTAAAAAATCCATATTCAACTAGACGCGCCGACCCCAATTCAATGAGCGCCCACCCCGTGCAATTGGCTGGGTCAAATACAAGTACACTCATTTATAAAGAGTGAAGTTTATCACTAAGCTCATTTAGTTCATAGTTATTTAATTCAAGAGCTTGTTCCCTGGTGAGTATAACACCATCTATTATAAAGTGTTCGGCGCGATCCTTTAGGGCTTTCTGAAGGGTTTTTTGAAGTGATAATATTTCGGCTGCTTTGTTACGAGTCATAGGTGTTGTTTCCGTAAGCGGAATAACTCCGTTTATATATAATGCAGTTATATCGGGATGACCAGGATGAACACTTATAAGTGGATAAATATCCGGCGATCCGTGTACTGACACAGCCGAATATTTTGGCTGCGTTTTGGTTGCGATGGGTGGTGCTCTTTTCGGAGCACGTTTAAATTTATTTAATACTAAATCATGGACCGACATATTTAACTATTCCCTTTTCTATAAATAAATGGAATATATTCAACAAGTTTACGTGATTAATCTTGACGAACGCAGCGATCGCTACAAAAAAATACAACTAGAATTCGAGCGCGTTGGAATCACCAATTATGTCCGCTTTCCAGCCGTGAAACCTGACCTTGCTGACTATGATGTAAAACATAATTTTGCATCAAAAGACCAAAATTATATAAGGGGTAGTATTGGGTGTAAGATGTCTCATCTTGCAGTGCTTAAACATGCACGGCGTCGCGGGTTTAATAAAATTTTAATTTTTGAAGATGATGTCGAGTTTACCGGTGATCTTACCAGCCTCAAATCAACACTACAGGCATTAAAAGATGATTTTACTTTGCTTTATTTATCGGCTAATTTATACCGAGCAAATATTAAACCGGTACGAAAAGGGTACGCTAAAATTTCGAATGCGTTGTGCGCTCATTCATATGTTGTAAATTGTCGCGATCTTGACTACCTTCTTTCAGGTATTGAACGCTCACCACATGAAGTAGATGTTTTTTATAAACAAGTACAGCTTGATAAGAAATGTTTTATATTGACACCGGGCATCACAAAACAACGCTCAGATTATAGCAATATAATGGAGCGTAAAGTCGTATACGAAACTATTGGTTAGGGTGAAAATTCAGATTTAAAAACTCCATAGCCTCCTGGGGTATATAAAGGTTCATTCTTTGGTTTGTATAAAAACGTCCAACCAATAATCAAAACTACTAGAGCAATTATCACTCCTATTAACCACCCATATTTTTTATACCATGGCTGCTCTTTTTTTTGAGATTCGTCCTGATTCATTTATATAAGTAATTTTTTTATTAAATCGAACTTTTTTAGTCTGGGGACGGGGCCTAGCCGCAATATCACCGCGTTCATATAAGTACCAGCTATAAGATCCGGTGAAAACAGCAAGTGCAATCCATCCGGGTATTTGCGATTTTATATTTTTATTTAAAATCATAACAAAAAGTATCAAAACTGCTATAAGCGATACTATAGAAATCCATCCAGCAATTGCTTTCATTTTCAAGTAAAAAATAAATTAACTCGTCATTATTTCACACAACTGTCGAAAGTCAAGTTTCAAACTTACTTCTTCACCATCAGCACCCAAGAAATTACGGATTATTGTTTGCTTGCGCGAACAAATTTTCATTATACGTGTTTCTATGGTATCTTTAGCTAAAATATTATAAACGTTTACAGGCTTCTTTTGACCGATACGGTGAGCACGCGCAATGGCCTGATCATAAACAGTCGGTGTCCACCAAGGTTCGAGTGGAATGACATGGTTGGCTTCTGTGAGTGTTAAACCTTGCGCACCGGTTTTGAATGTAATTAAAAAAATGCGCGCGGGGCCATTTTTAAAGAAATTAATATTAGCCGCGCGTTCTTTAACAGATTGAGAGCCATCGAGCTGGGCGATTGCGATTCGAGGGAATTCAAGTTCAAGTACTTTTCGGTAGAGGTCCAATACTTGTTTAAAGCTGCTAAATATTAGAATTTTTTCATCCGTAGTAGTTATAATGTGTTTAATGATTCGCGTGGCTTCTTTCAGTTTCACCGAGTTACGATAGGCTGTAGAATTGGGGTCTTGGACCCAACGTTTCATGTTATCAGACAGTCTAAAAATAGTATTATCGTTTATCGCATTCGGTTCTTGGCCATTGAGCCATGCAATACGGGGAATAATACATATTTGACGCATCCGTGTAAACAAAGCCAATATCAAAGCGAAATTAACCTTGACTTCACCAATGTCGTAACGGGTGAGCGGGCGACCGAATCGTCGACTCGCGAGAGCTTCTTCTTGGCGACGGGCGATGGCGTAAATTCTTAAGATAGCATAAAATAAGTCCTCATAATATTGGTAAAAAGTCCATTGTTCGGCATCCAATTCGACAATATGTGATGATTCTTTTATGGGTGGAAGTTTTATATTGGCTTGGGTGTAATCCATTGATTTGATGAAGCGTTTTAAGTAATGTTGTTTATAGTAAGCAAGATCCCACTCACTGGGGTGGGTCAATAAATTAAAACCACAAAACCTCATTAAACTATACATATCTTTATCTGAATTACGAATGGGGGTTCCGGTCAAACACCAGCTTTCATCACTTGACAACCGCATCATGCTAATAAATGCCTTGGTAGTGGGATTAGTAAATGTTTGCGCCTCGTCAGCAAATATACCAGCCCACCGGGTGGATATAAGCCCGTCGGGGCCGTTACGGGGCTTATCGTTAAAATCGGCGCCTTGAATATGCGTACGTTCTACACCTTTCAGGCGCGATTTTTTACGGATATCTTTATGGTATGGTTCACTAATTATTCTCACTGTATTGTAAGTGGTTAATACCAAGTCCGCGTCTATATAGTCTTGTCGCCGAATGGAATCAAGCTTATTGTAGGTATCATAAAATACGAAAATTTTAATTCGGTTGCCGAAAAATTTATTGGCTTCTTGCAACCAATTTTCCAATAAAGATTTATCACATACCACCAAAAAGGGCGTGTCATAGTCTTTACGCGTTAAAAGAATCCAGTAAAGAGCAATGAGTGTTTTACCCAATCCCATATCGAGTTGAATTATACCTCCTTTCATACCATTCCGTAAAGTAGGTTTTAGAGCTATAGTATCGTCCATCCATTTTAGCACTAATTTTTGATGGTGTAGTAACCCCAGACCTTTACGAAACGCAATGTTGTTAACATCGGGCGCCTCGTATTGAAGCTGGACGGGAACCACTAGAGGTGCAACAGGAAATAGTAGCGCGCATAGAGCATCCATATTCATGTTTGAATAACCCTTGATACCACGATTGCGCGCGAGGTCTTTGAGTTCCTTGAGCGTATACCGTTCACCACGCTTAAATTGAGTCCCACAATTCTTTTTTACCGGTGTACGCGTGGGTGGCGTACGTCGAGAGGGTGTCGCAAATAAAACCTTACACAGTGCATCCATATTCATGCTGGAGAATCCCTTGATGCCGCGAGCGCGCGCAAGGTCTTTTAACTCCTTGAGAGTATACCGTTCACCACGCTTATATTGCGTGCCACATTTCATTATTTATTATACAAATAATAAATAACCTAATAATCATCTTCGCGCTCCTCATAATTAGGGTCTAACCGTGCATCCGACCATCGCCATATCTCATCGCATCCAAATCTAAAATTATATATTAAACGATCAGTACCGTCAGGTAATTTTTCAATGTGGGGGTTGGCGCGATACCAAAAGATAATATCTTCTATTTCATTGGAATGGGTACGATTATGCACCACTAGCCAGGTATGATTTTCAGTGATTTGATCCATCAAATCGTCAAAATCCGCGCGCGAAATACTGGATGGAATAAAACAGTCGTAAAGCGTATCACGTTTTTCTTTACTAATTTCACGGCCGATAAAAATGTAATCTGCCATATGACGGATTTCACGGGGCAAATCGCCTGCGTTTTGAAGGGCAATAATCATAAGATTACACCACTGCCGGCCATTCTTAAAATAGCCGATAATAGGCTTACTCTTTAATATATTACGATTTTGGGTCATATCATCTAATATAATAGCGCTATTAGGGAGAATTTCATGCTGCATTGAACGTTTATTAAGCCGTTGACGCTGGATGTATTTATGATGAGATGCTTCGTTCCATTCATTATGTATGAATAGGCTCGGGAAAATACCCTCAATGTCGGAATTTGTATCACTTGTACCGCCTACATACATACCGGTGGGAATGAGGTGTCGCATATATTTTAGGATGTCGTTAATGAGTACTGATTTACCCACACCAGGCTTGGCATTAATTGTTATCTTGGAATGCGGGTGCATTTTTTCAATCTCAAATTCACGTATTTGAATCCATCGTTCCTCTCTATTATCGCGAGGCATTTATTTGAATACGTTTTTCCTAATAGTTTTTATTATAATTCATATAAATGGTTGTGTATGTCCCTGTAGTGGGTAATCATTTTACAAATAATAAAGTAATTACCGGTGAGCGCGTTTTGCTTTCCCCCGAACCCGATAATCCGGTCGACCCACAGGCCATCCGAGTGGTGAATTTAGATGGGTTGAAGTTAGGTTATATACCAAAGATGCAAACGGCTAATTATCGACATTATATAGGACACATCGGCCAGATATTTCCCTATAAAAAAGGGTATCGTATAAAAATAACGGCCTGATTAAATAACTACTTATTAGTAGTTATCTGCCAGTCAAATTTGCGGGCTGTTTTGAGTAAATTTTCAACTTTTTCTAGGCCTACTGTTTCGGTAATAATCCATTTTTGAGGCTTTACGATAGAGATCTTCTGGTGAGAGCGAAACATGGTAACCACATATTTAAGGTGTGTAAGCCTATTATTTGTAGGTTGAATTATGATTTTAGTTGCAGTTCGCCACATTTAGGGATATAAATATATAATTTAAAAATCATTTTTGATTAATATAAATGAATCAACCAAACATTGATATTTATCCTCTCCTACGTGAGATTGAGAGTAGTAAAGGAGCTACCGGACCTACTGGAGCAACTGGTAAACGCGGTCTACAAGGCCCCGCGGGCAGTGGTTCACTTCTTACATTTGAATATTTAACATATACAGGTACACCCCTTGATATTTCAACTACATTGAATGTAACTTATATTACTAATACATCTTATACTGATGCCGAATTCAATCTTGCTAATGCTATCGAGGGATTTGTAAAATATATATCTTTGACTCAACCATATGTATATCCCGTTCAAATTAATACCACTCTTGAAACTTTTAATCTATCCCCCGCTAACCCTCAAATACAACTTGTATTTGTAAATGATGAATTCGGTTATAGAAGGCTTTAATAATAATTTAGATATAGGAGATATATTACTCGTTCAGATAAGTCACAGCAGGATTATCCAGTCGTATGATCAACCGGATGAAATACTTTAATATCGAAAAGAAGTGAAATTTGTTGTATGGGTATTAAACGGGCATTTGTATAATTTAATTATTTAATTAAATTACCATAAATGATAAAATATATCCCTACATATGATCCATATATATATTTTATTTTTTTTTAACTATATAAATGAATCTACCAAACATTAACGTATTAAAGAAAAACCTTGCGCTTACAAGTAGTAGTCGGTGCGTTTCAGGATATATTGAGGAAACTTATAAATGTGGTGCACACGGTCCACAAGGGCCACAGGGCGCACAAGGTCCACAAGGCCCTGCGGGTAGTGGTTCATATCTTACGTTTGAATATTTGACCTATACAGGTACACCCCTTGATATTTCAACTACATTAGATGTGACTTATATTACTAATATATCTTATATTGATGCCGAATTCAATCTTGCTAATGCTATCGATGGATTTGTAAAATATATATCTTTGACTGGTTCGGATCCAGTCCAAATTCGTACTATTCGCGGAAGTTTTAATTTATCCCCAACTAATCCTCGAATTCAACTTGTATATGTAAATAATGAATGGAATCAAATTAGGGATAAAACACCCTGGTATGCTGATACACAACAAGGATCTAAATTAATTGGTACAGGAGGTGTCGGTACTTCAGCACAAGGAGCCTCGGTAGCGTTATCGGCTGATGGAAATACATTAGCTATTGGAGGTTATTTTGATGATTCTAATACAGGAGCTGTCTGGATATTTGTTCGAACTGGTACGAGCTGGTCTCAACAGGGGTCTAAATTAGTCGGTACGGGAGCTACTGGTGCTGCTCAACAAGGATTATCAGTTGCTTTATCTGCGGATGGAAATACCTTAGCTGTAGGAGGTCGCCAAGATGATTCTGATGCGGGAGCTGTCTGGGTATTTGTTAGATCAGGAACGGTATGGGCTCAACAGGGGTCTAAATTAGTCGGTACTGGATCTGTGGGAACTCCCCAGCAAGGATTCTTTGTTGCTTTATCTGCTGATGGAAATACCTTAGCTATTGGAGCTCCTATAGATGATACCAATATAGGAGCTGTCTGGGTATTTGTCAGATCAGGAGCTGTATGGGCTCAACAAGGGTCTAAATTAGTCGGTACGGGGGCTACTGGCACTGCTCAACAAGGATATAGCGTAGCTTTATCTGCTGATGGAAATACGTTAGCTGTAGGAGGCTTCGAAGATGATAGTCAAATAGGAGCATCTTGGATATTTGTTAGGTCTGGTACAACGTGGGCTCAACAGGGGTCTAAATTAATCGGTACGGGGGCTCTTGGCACTTCTAAACAAGGATTCTCAGTTGCTTTATCTGCGGATGGAAATACCTTGGCTATAGGAGGCCAAGGCGATGATCCCCCTACTGGGCCAGGAGCATCTTGGATATTTATTAGAGCTGGCACAACATGGACCCAACAAGGTTCTAAATTAATCGGTACAGGGTTCGTAGGTGTTCCACAGCAAGGATGGAGATTGGACTTATCAGCCGACGGAAACACATTAGCTATAGGAGGAATAGGAGATAATGGTTTTATAGGAGCTATATGGATATTTACAAGATTTGGTACGGCATGGACCCAACAAGGGTCTAAATTAATAGGAACAGGAGCTACGGGTACTGCTCGGCAAGGGTCTGCGATCGCATTATCAGCTGATGGGAATACATTAGCCGTCGGAGGTTTTGGCGATGCTACGTTTACCGGCGCGACCTGGATTTTTGTATAATTCGGTTAAACAATTATTTAATACCATAAATGACGGAATACGATAAAGCTTTTAAAATCTACCAAAATATCGCGCAGCAGCAATTTCGCGGCGAGCTCGCGCCCTTCAAACAGCAGGGACTTGTGATTCGTAAAGAAGGCCGATATGCAATACAAACTGATGGGGCTGGTACTATCATCCCTATAAACATCAATATTTCAAAATACATCAACCGACGCGTGGAGTGTACTTTTACCGTAACAACCCATCCCACCGCATTCGGCTACCCCGTCAATTTAATTTCTATTAAAAAGTTACCGATATAAATAACCCATGAGTATGGGTTATTTACACTAGTATGCGGTGCCACGCATAATTATTCGACGCGCTCGTTAATAATATTGGGCTTTTCACCACCCACGCCTTCTAGCTTGCGTTTCTTTTCAAGTTCTTCCTTCCAGAGATCTTCATACTCGGGATGAGCCTCATAAAGATCGGCATTACGCAATTTAATATCACGAAGGCGTTTCTTGGCATCTTCCATGCGCTTTTCACCCTCGCTAATAAACCGTTCAATCTCGGATTCCTTGACCCGCTGCATGGTATAATATTCAAGGGTGTCCGTGTCTTCAAGGGTAACTTCCTCTTCTTTTAGGGTTTGACGGCGGTCGTCAATTTCCTTCATTTCTGCGCGTGCCCTGCGGTCCTCATCAGAAGTATAGGCACGAAGGGCTTCCTGACCCTCGCGTTGCTGGATTTTAATTTCTTTGGTATATTGGTCATAATTAACATGAAGCGGAATCCACCCACCGATCGGCACTTCCATAATGTGATTATTACGGTTTTTTCCGGCTAATTCCTCGGCGCGCTTGTGGACTTCTTCTTCAGATCCAGCGTGTAAAAACTTTACAACCGCGCGCATACCGTTTTCATAAGGCTTGGATTTTTCGGGAACTACACCGTAGGTGAGTGCCATGTGAGTGAATTTATCACTCGTGGGCGCGTCCTTCCATAATCCGGCATCCTTTACGACATAAATTTGGCCTTTGGGTTGTGAATCTGCCATTTATAGAGAATTTAGGCTTTTATATTATTTTACTGTAAATAAAAATAGTAATGGGTCAGCAAAAATCAAAACAAATGACGGAAATTGTATCCGAGATTATAGTAAATAATACTATAAACACGAGCAAAAGTTGCGCCCAGCGTGCCATCAACGTTCAAAATATTGTAATCCGGAGCACAGGGACTGTAAAGATTGATGAACTGGTATTAAAACAGGGCGCATTTACGACACTAAATTGTGTTATGGAGTCCACACAGGAAGTGGGTTTCGACGCCGAATTAGCAACCACGCTTACGAACGAAATTTTACAAGAAATGGGTTGGGGGGCTACAAACGATCAAAAAGCCGTCATTGAAAACAATATTAAAAACATCATCAAAGTAGATAATTTAATAGAAGACATTCAGTCTACTTTTCAGAGTGTTATGAATGAGCAAAATTTATTGATTGAAGCCAAGGATGACGGGCAGATAATTTTTGGATCGATTTATGTGGAACAGGCTATTGAAGCCTCGGCGGAATCTTTGATGGTTAGCAAAGCCGTGATTGATATCGCAACTTATATCGAAAATGATGTTGAAAATATAGTTGAACAAGAATTGAGGGGGTTTGACGCCATCGTTGATGCTATTATCGGGTTTTTTACTACCACGATCGGTATGATGGTGTTGCTAGCTATTGTAGCGATGGTTGTTTTCGGGTGGATTTTCGGGGGTAGCTCACCTGAAGTGCAATCACAAATGTTGAAAAGCGGAAGCGCTATGGTTGGTTCAAAATCGGCGGCACGCTTTTATTATTAAAACTCGCTGGGATCGATTAAATATTGGCGATGGGTAGTTAAGGGATGATTTTTATATCTTCGATAGCGCACAATTAATACCACACCCGCTACTATTGATAAAATAGAAACCGCAACCCATCCAATCATTAATTCGTTATAACCGATTGTAGGTCGCGAGCCGAATTTTGCCGGCGGTCGGTTGAGTGTTTTATCATAAAAACAATCCTGTGTCGTACCGGGTTCAAATTCGGCGCGCGCATTTTCGATACATTCTTGTGTTTTGCACGTTTTTTCCAGTATTTTATCTACTGTATAATTTTTATGATGAGTATAATTATATTCAATATCGATAAACATAAGTTCACTCTCTGGGTAGTCAGTAATATTTGTGATAAAGCAATCGGTTTTCGTATAATCTTTATCGGGTGTAGAGCCTATATAAAGTGTGAGCGACAAAACCAATAATCCCATAGGTACTAAAATTGCTCCTAGCTGACATTTTTGTTTTGACTGCATTGTTTGTATTAGTGTTGGCTTTTAAACCTTACATATCCTGAATAATATTTAGGTAATCACCTAAATATTTAAGCGCTCATTAAAGCGGATAGTGTGGTCGCATTTTTGATTGCATGAATATTTATATAGTCTAATGTTTTAGGACGGAGTATCAGGTCCTTTTGAGTTACGCGTCCTCGGGCTGACAACCCTATAAAATAAGCTAAAAAATCCATTTCGGACCATCCATAATTAGACATATATTCCATCACCTCTGCGCGCCCGGCATCATCATGCACGTCCTTGATACAACATTGCCCGTCATATGTATCTGTATTATTAAAAGTAATTATTTTATGAGGAATATTTTCTAGCTGGGTTGCCAAGTTTTTGAGCTGCTCTATCGAATAATCCCCATGGGAGTGAGACCATGGACCGTGCATTCGAACCATTATTTTACCGGGGCAAGTCTGGATCATATTTCCCGGAAGCCAGCCATCTTTTGCTGTATGTGTAATGACCAACACCCAGCCAAGCTCTTTACACAGCAAAACCGTATTGTTTAAGGCGTTAGAATCGCGAAACCAGCTTGGATGCCGTAATTCAATGTATACCTGGATACCTGCGCGTGCGAAATATTCGGAGGCTTCTCTAAGGCGGGTAATATTTGAATCTTTTAGGATAAAATTAGGCCCAAACTGCAATAGCGCGCCAGCCAGTTTATTACCAAGCTCATTTACAGCTGTATGAAATGCGGGAAATACATCCTGAATGTCCTTGAAATAATGGGTATACCCCCTCGGAAATTTAAGTAAAAATCGAAAATGGTCCGGGGTAGTGCTAAACCATTTCTTGCACGCATTGGCGGTTGGGCATCTATAGAAGCTTGAATTTATTTCTACCATATTAAAATGCTTGCTATAATACTGAAGATAATCCTTTTTTGGAACATTTTCAGGGTAAAAAGAAGGGGTAGAGTTTACTCCATGCCACCATGCATAGTCAAAACCAGAAGTACCAATTAGAGCAGCCATCACATTAGTTGTAATAAATATTACAACTAAATTTAGTTCTCAATTTTAGGGGAAAAACAACCAATAGTTCCCAACCATCCAGCATCATATTTTATATTATCATCATATACCGAGAACTCTTTTTGTATATCATCATTTGAATGAATATGATGTTCTTTTAGCTTATTAATAAGGTCGTCTTTTACTTTTTCAGCGTTTATATATCCTAAATGTCCCGACACTCGAATGGTCACTAAAACTTTGATAGTTTCTTTAAAAGCACTAAAACTTAGGCCAATAGACCTATCAAATTGATGACAGACAGATTTTATTTCATCATAATCTGCTTTTGAATTAATATGGTATTTGATGTGGAATTCAAAGTATTTACTTGGTGAAACATCATTATTTGGGTGTTGAGGGACCCCTTGATTGTGGGCCATTGCTTCAACTTTAATTCTCTGTACTATAAGACCATATGATTTCATATCATTAGCAATATATAATGCCCTTTCAATAGCTTCTTTTTCAGTCCCATTCTTCCATTTTGAAATCATTAATTGATTTCTATTAATACCGCTATCCGCGCAGGCCATGATTGGCTTGATTTTATGGTCCATGCAATACATTCTTAATTCAAGTATGTGCCTGGGGTCAACTGAAATATGAATCTCAAATAATCCTGTAATCATTTTAAGGTAATTAAATGAGATTTATATAATCAGTTTTCATGTTTATCCTGAGGAACGATAGTAAATACAATACCGCTTAAAACTGGTTGCTCGAAAACCTCGATATTTTTCTCTTCAACAAGTTGTTTAAATATTTTAATCATTACTCGGTCCAATTCTCTCCATTCATGAAAAATATATTCGTGCTTTGAACCGGTGTCTAGATCTTTTTTCATAG